AATTTGCATTCAAAATTCCTGAAACGCTAGGATAGGCAGAATTCCATGTCGCATAATTCGACGAACCTAAGCTGACAGTCGGGCTGTCAATCATGCTGTCATAGGTTGTGCCAGCAGTCAGAGAGATGTTGTTAGGTGTCCAGTTGTTACCTAAACCTGATGAGTCTTTACCAATCGCAGCCGCTGTAGCAGCAGAATTGTCAGAAAAGTTGAGATAAAAGCCGTTAGTCCCATATGTGCCAACATATTTCTTTGGCTGCCAGATACCATTGGTGTCGTATGCACCAAAGCTAACAGGTGTTAGTGCTTGATCGTTAATGAAGTTTACTTCTGCAAGGTAGCCGTCGAAATAAAATCCAGCACTTAAATGTGCGCCAATTCTATGTTGTACACTTGCAACATTGATGTAATTAAAATTTGTATTTTGAGCGCAATATGTTCCTGTATAAGAAGTTACTTGCACTCCATTAACATAAATAATTTCACGATTTGCCGCAGTAGCTTGAGTTGTGTCAACCGCGAGAACAATATGATACCAAGCTGATGGGTCTCTATAAACCGATGATGTTACAATGACAGTTGAACCATCTGGAGTAAAATATAATCCACCTGATGTTGTATCAAAAAATAATCCTTCATTAGTACCAGAAGTAGGGCCAGCACCAAATAATTGATAATATGTCCCAGTTGCAAGGGCACCACGTTTTACCCAAACAGAATAAGTAAATTTCTGACGGTTGCCCGTGGATGCAGGAGTTCTATTCAAATACGCAGTAGCAGACGAGCGGAACCGCAAGCTACGGGCGATGGTGTAATCCCTAGCGCCGCCGAGGAGAAGATTGTTTACTTCGACAGGTAAACCCATAACTCACCCAATATTAAGAATTGCTTGCGCCGCAATGCTAGTCGATGAACGAACCGTATAGACAATCACATCTACCGCATTGGCAGTCGTTGTAAGTGTCGGAGCCGTCGCCGCAGGGAAATCCCAATAGGACGAGTAGGCCAGTGTCCGTGATCCTGTGCCATCCTGAGTAATGAAGATCACGCCAGACTGACCAGCGTTCAGATTTGTCGGATTGCCGAGCGTCCTGTTGCCAGCAAGCGTCACCGAGAAGTTATTGCCGACCGACATATCAACCGCGATAGTCGCCGCATCTGTCAGCGCGTCGATCTGCATATAGGCATTAGCCGTGGCTGACATTGTACCGGAAAAGGTTGCCGTGCCAGAGGCTGACAATGTGGTAAACGCGCCAGTGGACGGGGTAGATGCACCAACCGTGGTTCCGTTTACCGCTCCGCCAGTAATGGCAACACTGCTTGCTGCCTGTGTGGAAATAGACCCAAGACCAAGATTGGTCCGAGCCGTAGAAGCGGTGGCTGTCAATTCGCTCAGATTATTGGCAACAGCAAGAGAACCAGCGCCTACAGCAGCAGCCGCTCCGGCAGACACCGAATCAATTACCAAATCCCATTTGGCAGCATCGACATTGGTAGAAATAGGCAAAGCGCCCGTTGACGTATGAGCGGTGTTAACTCGATAAACATTATAATTTGAACTGTCTGCAACTAGATCACGAACTGTGTAAGATGTGCTAACCGCCCAGTTTCCCCGCCAGTTACCAATTTCTTCACCGACGGTCACATTGCCATTAGTATCAAATGCCATAATCTTGCCAGCACGGGAGATCTTAGATGGCAAAACTTGAAATGTATTAGGCTGATCAAAATCATCAAGACGGACAGCGCGTGTCAGTTTTGTCTCAAGTTGCTGCGCTATTGCAGTAAGGCGATCTAATTCAGTATTAAGATCATCAACAACAAATGGTCCAGAAAGTGGAAAGTCAGTAACACGAGATACAGCAATATCACGAACAATAGTTACAATTTGTCCAGCTGTTGCACCAGACACCAATGTGATTGAACCGCCACCCGTAACACCAGCGCCAGTAACCGTATAGTGGGTCGTTAGTGTTTTGAGTGTTTCGTTAATATAAACCTTTAAGTCGGCATTAGCAAAAAACTCGAACGGAACAGTAAACACCGTCTGACCAGACGTTGCCGTATATTGAGCTCGAGCACTTGTATCATTAATAATTATTGGCATAACGACCTCCAGTTACATGAGTTGGCACAATTGCAAATGCCCTCAATGCACTTTAATCAAACACTTCAGACAAACTTTTTTTTGCCAAAGACCTAAATTTGTCAGGTATCCAAAGAAGGTTATTTAAGGGCACGGCATTAACAATTGCATTAGCCTTATCCCTTGGTGCCCCTTCATTAAAAGCCCTATAAATATCAAGCAATTTACCGCCAGCTGGACCAATAACTTCTCCAGCGCTGTCGTAATAATCCAAATCATTTACCCCGCCAAACTTAGGGTCGACCCCAAGTAACGGCCTCATGCCAACAGTATTTTGGGAAAAGGTTTCCATCATATAATTAAGATCTGATGTAAGAGCCAACACGCCAGAGCTATCAATTGCATTGGCAAGACGTTGGTCTATATCCATTTTATCCCAAACATAACTAGGTGTTCTTAAAGCGTTCATTTGATAAGCAATACCAATTGCCATAAGAGCGCCAGTCATGACACTAGCGTCTCGGCCCTGCAAAGCTGAAATTAAAATTTTATTATTAGCTGCAAATCCCCAAGGCTTTAATTGAAATGGCAAAGCAAGCATAGCTGCTTCTCTTCTATTAGCGCCTTTTCCAAGAATTCCCATCATAATACTTGGCTTATCTGCAATTGTAGGAGTTGTGACTACACGTTTTTGAATTGCATCAATTGCATTAAAAAATAATTTACGAGAACCTTCATCTTTCCATTTTGCAGAATTTGAAAAAATTAATCCTTCGCTTTTTTGAAATGGCATTTTTGAAATTTTAACTGCATCTTCTAAACCAATGCCATAACTTGCAAGAAATTCTAAATCACCTTTAGTAATTGTTCCTTTTCCAGCTTCAATGCAACGTCTTAAAATTGATTCAGCGGCAACAAAACCTGTATAATGTTTAAGATAAGTTGTAAAAACACCAACACCATTTAATACATAATATGGTGTAGAAGCAGCATAACTTAATGGACGCGCAATACGCTCCATTACTCGACCATATTTTGTTAATGCACCAAACGTATCTGGTCCACGCTCAATAGCTTCTCTAATTACTGCTCCTAATGAAAGTTCATAATACGAGCTAGTATTTTTACGAAGTTCTTCGCTCATTAAACGAATACTTTTACCATCACCTAAAGCCTTTAATGCAAAACCTAAATTTTCTTTAACGCCCAAAACCCAAATAGGACGCGCAACTTCAACCATATTTGTAAAAAGAGCCTTGCCAAGAGTAGTTACAGTAAACCAAGACTTTAAAATTCTTACTTCATTAACTCCAAAAGCATTTGGCGAGTAAATTGTCCCAAGTACCATATCTCTAACATTTCGTACTTCATCAACAATATTACTAATTTCTTTCATAGACTTGCCTTCAATAGCTGCTTGCATTGCTGCCTTGCTAATTGCTACTTCAGCAGTTGGGTCACCAAAAGCTCTTGAATATTCAATTCCAATACCAGCTTTTCTTGCATATTCCCTAATAATACCTTTCATATCGGTATCAATAAAATCTTTAATTAACTCAGTAGGAATATCAAGAACACGGATTTTAGCTATTGAAGCACGCCCATCATAAAAATAACCAGGCCCCTTATATGTTTCATCAATTTTAAGACCTGAGCGAATGCCAAATCCTGCATTGGCTAAAATTGCATCATAACTTTCTTTTACAAAGTTTTCAGCAATTTCATCTAATTTTTCTGGAATATTAGAATACCCAGATTTATTAATCTTGTCTCTAATATGTTTATATAAAATATTTTTAAAATTATCAGAGTCTTGAACAATAGCGCCAACATTCCAACGATGTGGAAAATAAAATTTAATTTTTTCTGTTGGAGTTTTTTGATAAGTACTTAATGTCCATTCTTCAATATCAATTTTTCTGTTTAATTCTTTTACATAATTAAACATTGTAACAAAAATAGCATCATCTTTAATAGCATCATCTTTATTAATTAAATCTTCATATTTTTTAATAAATTTATTAATCCATTCTGTTGTAATTTTACGAGGTACTTTAAAAAATGCCAACTTTAAGATATTGGCTCCAGACCCCTTGAGCGTTGATGCTGCATATTTTTTTTTATTAAATTGAACAAGTAAATTTTTAATTGCTATTTTACGTTCAGCTTCTAGCGTTTTTAATATTGTTTCATTAGGCTGTCTTAAAAAACCAGTTTTATAACCTTCTTCTTCAAATTCTTTAAAAAACTGTTGTACTCTTTTTGCAGCCGCTTTTACTTCTGGAATTTTGTGAGTAATTTTCCCAGTAGTTTGAGCGCGAATATAAGCATTAAAAACAGCATCTTCAAATTCATCAAGACGAAGTTTACCATCTGGACGACCAATACCACGAATTCGTCTAATAGAATCAGGAAGTTTGGCTAACGATGAGCGAAGGCTAAATCCTGCAAAAGACATAGCTTCTTTGCCACCAGACAAATATCTTGAATGTAAATTTGAAATATCTAAAAGAGTTTCACCAGCACGAGCCAACCAAATTTCAGAAGCTAAATAAGCTGATGGTTCGGTTCTCATACCAATTTTATTACGAGCCGATGCAACTCCATGGTCGCCAGCTAAACGATTAATTAGATCTTCAAAAGCTCTAACACCAAAATTTACAACACGAGCGTATGCACTTTGTTTTGATACAAGTTTTTCAGCACCTAAAAATGCTGGAGCAAATCCAGTTGGTGTGTCGCCAGTTGGAATAACTTGATATGGACCATAACCAGTAGACTCGGTTTGAGAAATACTTCTAAGTGTTGGCACTGGTTTATTATTCGCATCAACTTTGCCAACAATTGTTCTTGCTTCTTCAGCCATACGTTGACCAAGAATGTTTGGTTTTTCTCCACCAAGTTTATTTAAAATACCAACTGCCCCACCAAGAGCACCAAAAACAGCAATTCCAACTAAAGCATTATGATATGTTTCATCTAATGTAGCGGTAGGGTCTGCATAATGTCTTAATGCTTCTTGACCAGCAATAATAGGAATACCATACCCAGCAGATTTTATTATACTACGAACAATGCCAGCCCCCTTTAAAGCTGGCACTGGCAAAAATATTTCAGGAGTTGCTACGCTACCTAAAACTTGAGGAATATTTTCTAAAAAACCTTCATTTCTCTCGAGTCTTGTTTCGGCAGCAAGTGTTTCTCTAATATGAGTCGCAACATTATTTGCAACTCTTTCACTGTGAACATCTTCAAACTTATGAGCATATGGAATAATATCTCTATTCCTATCAAAAAAATCGCCTAATTTAAAATCAGGGTCATCAGGAATAGGTTGCTGATTTGCTACACTATAACTGTAGCCGTACATAGGAGAAATTATTCCTAATGCCGGAGGCGTTGCTAATTCATTATAATCATTATTAAAATCTGATAATTGACCTAACCAATTTGTATAAAATCCATCAGTAAAATTTTTCCAAGGAGTACTTTTTTCTCCCTGTGGAATATAAGATGGATATTCAATTTGAAACTCTGGAGCAAGAGATGTATCAATATCACTTGATGGAAGAGTAATTGATAGTGGAAGAAGTTCAGCCATTAGTCCCTAACCATTTCCATAATAATATCTGCAAATTGTTTTGCCGTCATAGTAGTTGCAATTCCTTGATATTTTTCTGGCAAATTATTTGTAATTGAAAGCAATGCTTTTTTACTATCTCTTGTGACTTCTCTTAATACGCTATACGCACTGCTGTCTTCATTATACGACTTAAGTAAATAAATACCACCAGTAGCCCCTTGCTGCCACATAAGATATTGTTCTTTATTTGTAGGCATACGAAAATAGTGATCTTTAAATTCCTCAAGATTACTTACAGCTAATCTAATATTAGCTTTAATTTGTTCTTCTGGATCATTACGATCACCGCGACCATGTATTTTCCACGTATCATCAATCATTTGCCCAAGACCATACGCAGAACTTTTAGAGCTTTGAGCAGTTGGGCTACCCCTAGATTCAGCAAACATCATTTTAGGCAAAAAACTTTTTAAAGAATCCTCATAATTAGGAGCCATTTCTGTAATATATTTGTTAGTAAGATTAACATATTTATTCATTTGATTTGAATAATTTTTACTAACAACAGCTTCAAATATATTAGATGGTTTAGCATCGTTTATATTTGGATCAAATTTTTCTTCAACATAAAAACGATTTTCATTTTTAGCTATTGCTTTATTAGCATGGTTATTTTGAAGCCAATTATTATATTTAATTGCTGGTTCTTTTGGATTAAAAATTAATGGATTGCCATTAGCATCCTTCAATCTAACTGCGGGATGATTATCTCGCGTATACAACAAATAATATGAATGTATATTAGTTGTAGAAGGACGAACTTCTAATTTAATATTTTTACCAAATTCAAGTTTATCTTTTGTAAATCCGTCAATAATACTTCGATCTGCTGACTCAGCCATAAGATTAACATATGGAGCCACATAATCATAATTCATTTTTTGTGTTTCTGGATTTTTGACTAATGGCAAGTTAAAAGATTTTTTAATAATATTTGAAGATAAACCACCTTCAGCAGACACAATAACATTAGAAGTCATATAATCTCTTGCATATTCTGATTTAATAATATTTTTTATTTTTTCCCAAGACAAACCTTGAGAAGCATATAATGCCATATTTCTAATAGCATCTTCTTGAACATTATAAGGAGCTTCTTTCATATCTACTGCCTCAAGATATTTTTTACGCGAACCTACTTCGTTTTTATCAACATAATATGTATTGCCTAGAATACTTGCTGATTCTTCTTTACTTATACCAACGCCCTTTTTAATTGCTTCTCTAGCAATTTTAGCAGCCATTGCAATAGGAGGGCCATTATTTTCAATATTGCTGCTTGACAATCCCATTAATTGAGAATCCATTAATTCAAAAAATACACGATCCTCTGATGTTAACATACTAGTCATGTCTTTATCACCAGTGCGTGTCGGAAGCACTTTCATTGCTTTATAAACTTCTAACTTTGAAGCTAAAACTTTTCTTCCACTTTCAGTTTCACCATCAATTTGATAAGAGTTTCTAAAATAATCTATATAATCTTTAGGCAAAACACCATTAAACTTCATTGCAACTTGTCTTACACCGTCACCAGTAAACAAATTTGGAACTGTTTGTACAACAGCCGCAGAAAAATCTTCTTGGCTAATTAATGGTGGTATAAAATCCATATTAGGATTATTAGCAAAAGTATTAATTATTGAATTAATTCTTTTTTCTCGGTCTGTTTCTTTAAAAAGTAAATTATAATCTTTAGCTAAAGGTTCAAGAAGATTTTTAATTACCGGAAGAGCTTCTGGAGTTATATTATCTAGAATGTCTTTTTGAGAAATACCAAATGCAGCAAGACCTTCTTCCCCCATTCCAGGGGTTAACATCTTTAAAAGACGATTAACCTCACTTGGAGGCACCTTTCGTTCTTCAATATCTCTTTTAATTTCTGCAAATTTAGGAGCAAACCATTCTAATCCAAAAAAAACCCTTTTATATTTTTGTTCTGTTTTAACAATTATAAGCGAGTCAGATGTGAGAGAATTTATTTTTTGTCTAACAGAATTTAAAGTCATTGATTTATAAGTTTCAAAAATAGGAGTATTATTAGTCATAATTGCATTAAATGCAGAATCTAAATACCTTTTAATTTCGCTATCAATTATACTCCCTTCAAGGTTTATTCTAGCAGCAAATTGATTGCGAATTTCTTTAACTGCATTAAGAACTAATTCTCGAGAAGGAGCATCTGTCCTTTTAAAAAAATCTTCTGTAAATATATCTGCAAGAGGAGAATCATTTTGAGAAATATAAGATGGATCAAATCTTGCAATTGCATCATCTATATCTGCTAATGATCCACCATTAATAGCAAATTGCCTAATTTGAGGAATAATAATACCAGAAAGATATAAGACACCATCCAATGTTTGTGTTGTTTTTGTTACCTCATTTTCAATTACATCTTCGCTTGCACCCGCTACAGTTAATGTATTCCTTAGATTTATAATAATTTTATTTCTAATCTCTTCAGTTTGTTTTACTGCTTCCGAAGAAGTACTACTAATTGCAGCAAGTCTTGTAAAATCTATAAATAATTTATCGTTGGATGTAGAACTGGCTTTTATATATAGATCTCGAGCTTCTGCCCCCTGTTGATTAAACATAGTAGCTTGACGTTGATTAACTTCTCTTTTAAGAACAAGACCAATTTGGTTAGCAAACCTTGGGTCAACATTTTTTAAAACACCACTTACAACTGAATTCATTTCTGCAAAACGAGATTCAGCAGTTCTCATACGATCGCCAGCAATTTCATTAAGAGTTGTTTCTGTATCAAAATAAACTGTATTAATATAATTTTGTTCTACAGCTTGATCAAAAACGTCTTGAGCATAAGGACCAAAATTTTCTGGCGGCTTAATTATTCCGTAATTTCCAGTTTCATCTTTTGAAATTACAACCCTACGAGCAGCTTCCTCAGCTGTTTTCTTTGCTTCTGTCTTTAATCCAACTTCAGCATTTTGTGATAATGTTTGTGCAAATTGTTGAACACCACTTGTAAAATCAAGTGATGGTAAATCTGTACTAAACCCAGTTGCATTTCTTACAGTTGGGTTAATTCCAATCGTTGGGATTAAAGTTTTAATAGCCATTATGAAACCTTATTTCCAGTTGAATAATACTGGCCTTTATATTTATTATCAAATCCAAGAGATGCCGAACGAAACGCAGCATTAGTATATGCAGATGCAGTTTGAAGATTTGTACTAAGATTTGAAAACCGTGACTGTGCTTTATTAACAGCAATTTGATCTGCAATACGACTTGTAGTTGTAGCTAAATTTAGCCGCAATGAAGCAATATCTTTTCTTAAAGCGCGATCAGCCGCCTTATCGGCACCTTCAAAAAAAGAATAATTAGTTACGCCGGAAGAAGCAAGAAACGCAATATTAGAAGCGCGTAATCTTCTAGCTTCTTCTTGTCGAGATTGTTCAACTTGAGCAGCATTAAGTTCTGCAAGTTTTAAATTTTCTGCTTCTTGTTTATTTTGAATATCAATTTGATATTGACGAAAATCATTTTCTGCTTTGACTGAAGCAGCAGTCATTGCAGCGCCAACAAAATTGCCAGCCGTTCCAATAAGAGTTGAACCAATAAGAATTGTAGCGGGATCGCACATTAGACGGATACCTCCATTACCAGACCATTTAAACGAAGTGGCAACGGTTCACTTTGGGTTATAGTAACTGACGCATCACGGTGATAACCAAGAAGAAAGAACTCGCGTTTGCCAGTTACAGGAGTTGGTTGGATCGAAAAGTCATCACTAACCTGACGAATAATTAATCTGTTGCCTTGGATAGAAACAGATAGTGTTTCATTTAAATCTATAATTACACGGTTAATGCGTTTTGGCTTACCATTGTATGATCCGCTTCTGTCTGTAATTTCAACAGGCATGGTCTGGACTTCGACAGTAAATGAATAGCCAACAGTAATCGAAGTTACTGGAATATTCAATGTAATCTGATTTGATCCGTTTACTGTATATTGACCAAGATAATAGTTTTCAGAAACAACATCGACTTGTTTGCCATTAAAAATTGAATTTACTGTCCATGTGGTCTGAGCAGATCCGGACGTATAAGATACAGCACAATCCAGTGGCGTAGTTAAATCATCTTCCGCAAACTTTTCAAGGAGATAATCAGTCCCACGTTTTGTAGCTACAAATGTGGCATCGCCCAATGTGCAAACAGATTCAAACTTTGGTGTGCCGCCGCCCTCAGTTGTCCAAAGTGTCCAGCCAGCAATTTTTTCTGCCCGAGATGAAGTAAACTGTGCAATTGTCCCAGTTGAATTAATAAGAAGAAGATACTGTTCACCGCGCTTCGATGTCCCATAGTTGACTGCCATATCTTGCGGAGATGTAATTAAATGCTCGGCAAGGATAGACAGCGTTGGAGATGCAAATGCTTCTTCTGCACTATTGTAGGTAAATTCACGAACAGCTTTAAGAGATGACTGGACATAGAGTGTCGCGCCATCAAACGGAATAGGAGCAATCTTGGAGCAACCATATGGTGTCTGACGGCTAATCGTAATATTATTTGGAGTAATTGTTGTATCGTTAATACGGGGAACATAGAACTCTGATGTCGCTGTAAAGATCTGGAGTGCTCTATTAGAGACAATATGGCGAATTGACGAGATGTCATTCGATCCAATTGTAACTTGAATAGACTCGTTATCAAGTGACTCGCCAATATCAAAATTAAAAAAATAATAGATCTTCGAAGCCCATAATGCATCAGGCTGAGAGTCGGTGCCTCCAAACCAAAGACGACCTTCATGGAATGTTACAGCTGCCGGATAACCACGAATTAAAGAAAATGATTGCTCTTGCCAATTACGAGTTGGCACATTGGTTCCTGAGAATACGACATGAGGACCACCGCCATCTGTAGATGAAGATGAAGATCCACCAGCTACAAATGTATAGTGGTCATCATCAATTACAGTAATGGTTCTTACACCATTTAATTGAACCGCAGTAATGCCACCAACCGCTGCACAACCAGAAAATGTAATCGACGCACCAGTCGAAAGACCGTGTGCAACATGGGTAACTTCTATAAGTGTAGATCCGTCTGTTGTCTTAAATGGATCTGGATCAAGGACACCTTCAAGTTTCTTTTTAATTGATCCCGTTGCCGTTGTCGAGTTTGTATATCCGGTGATCTCAATCTCTGAATCATACCATTTAAGACGCAAGCCAACATGAGAAGCAGTGAAGTATGCCGCGCTTGTTGTCAGTGTAGTAGAGCCGATAGCAGATGCACTTGAACTTAAAGTTACTGCATTTGCTGCAAACTTATAAAATGGTTGAAAGCTATCAGCACCATTAGCAGACTGATCAAATGCAAAAACTGCACGGGTAAATGTGCTTGCACCTGTTCGAGTAATCTTTTGTGTTGCCATATCCGGATGACAGACAATCATAACGTCTGCAATTTGGGAATAGGTTAACTCATAAAGCATTGCTGTTGTCCAAGGACAGCTAGTCAATGTCTGGAGAAGAGATCCTGCGAGGCTATAGATCTTGAGAGTGGCATTACTAAATGCAAAAATATATTGCTCATCAAAAGCAAACTCGAATGGAACAAGTCTTGTCTGCGCTCCGAGTGTAGCAAGATATGTGGTTCCACATCGACGAGATACACCACCCTGATTAAGAAGAGCAACGTTTCTGAGTTTCTTGGCACCGTTTATATATGCGCCAGTATCGGTTCGCATATTCATAAGCGAACCAATTTCACCAGCAGAAAAATTAGTTTGAACGGTCTTAAAACCCACAGTTACATCCTAGTATTGCGACGGACATCAAGGAATCGGCTAATGGGAAGTTTTCGATTTGTCTGACTTTGACTATCAAGATTACGGGCTATAGTAAATTGACGAAGTGCGCGTTTCTCGAAGAGGTCAGCAAGACCTTCTTGCTGGGCAACCGAATAGGCAAAAACAGAAGCCATCTGTAAAATGACTGTCATTACAAAATACGGAGGCCATAAAGACTCGTAAGCCTGAAACATATAATCAATAAATACTTCATCCGTAACCGCTGCATTACAATAGATCATGTCTTGATAACGGTCGAACTCAATGGGAATACCATTAATATATATCCCGTGAACAAGGATGCAGTCGGCTGGGATTTGATAGGCGGCATCCCATTTGTGTTCCGGAGTATCGACAAGACGGCTCATTTGGATTTGAGAAGAAGCAAACCGCCAGCGATGGCGGGAAAGAAGATCACGAACTGTATCTTGATAAAGATTGTCGGCAACAATGGCTTCGGTTGTGCCGTCATCAAATGATGTAATCGGGGATGCCCCGATCAAAATAAGCGCCCTAGCGCAAACATCAATACTCGTAAGTGCCATATTGTTACCTTAAGAAAAAGAGGTGGGCCGCTATTAAAACGACCCACCCCAGTCAACTAGGCGGAAGGAGAGGAAAACCGCCTAATTAATTACGTCCCATTGATGGTCGTAACTGTTGTTGCGCCTGTTGCTGAATTAACAACAAGAACATCAACAGTAGGGGTGCCACCAGTTGCGCCAACGGCAAGAATGATGTCAAATTGGCGAAGTTCATTCGTTGCATCATTAAAATAACCGGAACCAGTAATAGTGCCGATTGCATCAGCAGACGAATACCAGTGAACTTGACGAGCGCCGCCAGTAACCTTGGAGAATGTACTACGAGTGAAAGCCATGATAATTACTCCGCAATCTGGACTTCATAGACACCAGTGGTGTCGATGAGAACGGAACCTTGGCTCATGCTCGAAGTGATGAGATTCGAAGCACGCTCCGGCACATAGTTTACTTCTGTCTGGACATCCTGAGCAGAAGCAAGGCCAACCGCCGAACGATGAAAGGCAAAGCACTTGCGGATTGTCGAAGCAATCGAAAGACCCGAATGCGTCATCCACATGAAACCAAGCCAACGTTTGGCAACCATGCCGCCCTTGTAGGGGAGGTCATCGTAGCCAATGAAGTCAGCATCCGAGAACGCCGAAATGCTAAGTAAATCAACCCAGCCAGCCGGAGAAACAAGGAAGTAACGCTCACCGTCATCAGGAATATCCTGATTACCAAAGTATTCAAACACTGTATTGATCTTGGTCGCAGTTAAGCCGTTTGTGCTTGCTTCCGTAATCGTGTTTGATGTTGAGTCAAGTGTCGTAATAATAAGATCGTCCGACTTGCGACCGAGAGCATTAGCAGCTGACTGTGCTACAATCTGACGTTCGTCAATGTTGATCTTAAGTTCATCAAGTTTATCAACATAATCTGCCGAATAGAAATCAGAAAGTGTGCATTCTACGTTCGTATGGTCGAGCGACATAACAGGAACCGCACCGTGGCGCGATTTCTGAGAAGCGGTACCCTTACCAACCTTTTGAAAGGTTGTAGTAGAGCCGTTAACATTGCCCTTAAAACGGACACAGTTCCGCAATTTGGATCCAGCACGTTGGTAAGCAACGTGAACCTCGGATTCAAACTGCTTAATAAAAGCCTGATCAATGGTCAATGCCATGATAAACTCCAACAGTTTGGTTACAGATTGGTTCCAAGGTTATCCATACTGCTTTGCAAGTTATCCGTTAGGGCTTGCTCCACGAAATACGGGCCTCAATCAAGCAATCTTATTATAGGGTTTCTCGTTCAATGCACAGGACGAACAAAGATCTGACCACCGACTTCAAACCCCATCTTTTTATAAAGTTTGGCGGTTGCCTCTGGGTTCACTCGTGTTGTCTCTCCGCAGCGAATCTGGCGTATATTCTGCTGCGAAGCCCATGTTGTAAACTCCTTAAGGAGCCTGAAAGCAGCAGATGATCCTCTAAACTCCGGATGAACATAAAGAGCAAGATCCATTGCATACCGTTCTTTGGAAAACCAGTATTGTCCCACAAACCCGACAATCATGCCAACGGTTGCGTCCTCATGCTTTGCCACAAAACAAACCCAATCCGGATTATTCAGACAGGCATGAGCAATTTGTTTCATTTTGGGAACGTCAAACGTAATTGGACCTAGCGCACTTTCGCGGTGCATCATCCAACCAAGCCCAATACATGTATCTACATCCTCTGGTGTGAGGAGAGATATAATCATTTATTGAACTTCTTCTGGAAGAACTGCTGGACTTCCGCAATATACTTTGGATCACGGTCTGCCGGATGCCAATATCGACGGTCGTGCATCATCTTCTTTACATCATCTTCGGTCACTTCTGTTGGTGTATCAGAAGCAACTGAAGCAGCATCGCCACGAGCCAATGCCATAATTCGTTCCATAACTTTGACTCCTTTAGCTGTTGTGCAGAACTGCTCAACAGCTTGACGTTCTTCAGGAGCAAAGTTTTTATTGACCCATAAGCCAACGGCTTCGGCGCGAACCTTTGCATTTTCGCCAAGAGCCTTTAACTCAGCATCATAATCCGGCTGGTTTGAGGAAACGGCCTCAAGATATTTGGCAATACCAACTTGAAACGTTTCATTATCAAAGGCGTTATCATAGGCAAATTGCTTCCACCATTCGGTTAGCGGCCCCCTGATTGCATCTTCTGGAATACCATCAAACTTTGGCAACTCGTATTTGTCTGGGGATTCGGGGCGAGCAGCCATAGCCTCTTCGGACAGTTCCTCAATAATTTTTGTCCGGAAGTCATCACTACGAAAGTTCTTCTCAAGTTCCGAATAGCTTTTTGCTAACTGCTCGTAGGCTGGCTTATCCTCAACCCAAAACTTTTCAGGCAACCAATCGGGACGACTAACCTTATTTTCTGGAGTAGAGATTAAAGTTTGACCGCCAGTTGGTGCAACTGATTGATCATCTTCCGGCGTATTAGCTTGCTGTTCCATTCTGTCCTCTCGCAATGCGCTGCTCAATAATACCAAGAAGAAACCTCATTCCCTCTCGATGAAATAATTCGTTTGTTTGTGCGTGTGGGCCTAATACAGCTTGTGTCGTAATAGATCTTAAATAAAGCAAAAACTCTTTTCCGCCCTGACTAGAAAAGATACCCGCTGCTAATTTATTTAACTCGTTTTCTTTTTCAGGCAAACGAGTAATCCCATCAGGCCCCAGTGCTAGGGGGCGTTTGTTGACCGCCAAGTTGACCACCTATTTGTTCTGACAGCTTGTTTACAAGCTGTGCCCTCTCCTGATCCGAGCGAAGTAATCGATCCGGAACACCAAATTTGTCGCCAAGATACTTAGCGGCATCTTCCGTTTTAATTAACATGTTAACTAACTGAGGTCCGAACCTGACACCAATCATTTCGATGAACCGATCAAAATGAACAATGTCTTGCTGCTGTTGTGCCTGAGACAAAGGACTTGTGGCACGGACCTTGATCTCACGCCCGTTAATTGTCGGGATTGAGATTCGACCCTGTTTCTTTAAAATATAAACAACACGACGCAGAACAGGGTTTACCAACTCAGCTTGAAGCCGACCAAACGCTGCGCCAATCTGACGAGACAAATCAGACATACGCTGAGACACTTCGGTAGCTGACATAGGAGTTTTATCAGGGTTGCCTAACATATCATTGTATAAGGCTTTCTTGATATTCATTCTCATGTCACTAAGGATCAATTGAGCAACATCGAAGTTGCCAGTTGATGTAATATTCTTCAAACCAGAAGAGCCTGGGGCAATTGGGATTAAGGTTCCAGGGACAATTTGAATTGTATCGACATTCAAAACGCCATCATCCTCGACTTGATACAATCCAGAGATTGCCATCTGAGCATTTTCAAGAATTAACTGGACAGTGAGGTTACAGGTTTTGATTGCTGGCATTGCATTCAGCAATGGACCACGACCAAAGGTTTCACCCGCAGCCTTTGACCACCGGAATGGAACAAAAGGATTTGATCCGCTGCCCACATATGTTTCAGAATAATAAAGATCCTTACATATTGGATCAAAGACCATACGCTGATAGCGTTCTTCAACAGATCCATACATGCGATATGTGCAGTCAATTAAATTTAATTGTGTATCTTTGCCAGTCTTAAGATCAAGATCAACCTTCATAGGAAGTTTGGCCTTGGGATAGGCAATAGTTACCTTGCTTGCGCGGATTGATCGCTCACGAAATACACCATCAATGCGGTCATCAGGACCAACATCAATGTAGAGTTGTGTCAAAGGAATGGTTGTGAAGTTGATTGGATTTAGCGCATCGCCTTCCGTGATCTGGATGCAGCCTGTTCCAATAGCAAGATCCAAGAAACTTTCATGGACTTCTTGAGAGAAGTTTGAGTTCTGAATAATCTCAAAGATATAATTGGTAACTTGCTCAAGCGCGAGATCAACCTCGCTGCGCTGATCTTCTGGAATCTCTGATCCGGAAACAAGTTCTGCCCATCGAGCATAGTTAGGAACAAGACCCGATTGGAGACGAGAAGCAAACTCTTGCAAACCTACAACGGCAGTCTCGTCAAAGATCTTGTCTGTTTTTGTCTGAGCCTGTTCTTGAGCATAGAAACTTTCCCGTTGTGGAAAAGCATATTCATAGCATTCTTCAAACTTAGGGGTCCAAAGATCCTTAATATGCTTTGCACGGCGAAATCGTTCAGCAAGTGATTCAACCGAAAATGTATCTACGGAAAGAACTTGACCTTCCATCAATTAGCCTTTTTGGAAAGGAACCCAGAGCCGCCGGAAGGGCCGGAAATCAAAGAACGCATACCATACAAGCCAGCACTACGACCAATCATCTCTGCTGTGCGCTTACGCTTTTCTTCGGAGCGAGCAGCATTCGCAGCGGCCTGTTGATTTTTTATCATGTCTTGTTGTTCTACCTCTGCCTTCATCATTGCAGGCGGTGATGATGGTTTATTAAAACTAAACAAATCACACATGATTGTCTCCGGATATAATCTGTATGATACCGATTGTCCAAATGGACAAACTATTACAATGCACTTGCGCGCTTTTTCGGGGTAAAAGGCTTTCGAGTAAACACATCAAAGTCCCGTCTTGCTTGGACGGGTCTGCTTGATTTACCACCCATTGTCAACGCCCGTCCCTCTCCTCCGCCAATAAAGGCATATTGGAGCGCGTCATGAACGTGGGAGTATTTGTTCTTTTCAGGTTTATCCTCATACCGCTCGGCACCGGAGATCTGCATACGGCGATACCCGTAACCACCACGAAAACCCTTAATTAGATTGACACAGCGACTGTCGATCATGAAACCAGCCTGACCATCTACCATCCGGTTTAGTGGCGAAGTCACAGCCTCGATACGCAGTGACACATCATTATTCCCTGCCGGATAGGCCTTGATTCCAGCGGACCGAAGGATCTGAAACGGAGTTCGCTCATCGGTCTGGGCACGGTAATCACCCGCCGGATCACCATAAATCATGTATTGTTGACTTGGAAACCGCTGGGCAAGATCACGTTTAAGCGCCTCGGTAAACCGCATAATACCCATATCTTGGGCAACCAACTCACCAAGAACTAGCCATTTGCCTCTTATATTCTGGCAGTAAGCGGCTGCCGGAGTTAACCCAAAGTCGAGGCCGACAATAATCGGGACATTAGGAACCGCAAGCAAAGGTTCTCTGGCAATGTGAACATCTTCATTAAATGAATGATACACTGGCTTTCCATCATTGAGGCTGCCGAGACGGTTCATAATATACACATTAATCCATCCACGGGCCTTACCCTTGATAATGTCCTCATAGTAATTGCCTACTGTATTCTTACGGTTTTCTGCCTTCGGGTTTTGCTTGTATCCATCTAATTCACCATTGGCATCCATTGTTTCAAGCAAAGCTGAGGGTTGATTAAAAAACTCCCAAGTGTCCGGCTTGACCAACATAAGCGCCTCTTCGCGGCTTATGTAATCGGGTAATGGACTTTCGCCAGCCATAATAGGCCACCAGTGATCTTCGTCCGGCGCATTAGTATCAGCAATAACACCATACCAAGTCGGTCCGCCATCTCTCATCGAGGGATATCGACCAACACGCATGGTGCAAGCATCAACAATAGACTTTGAAAACTCTCTAGCTTCATTTAGCCAAATTCCAGTTAACTCAAGAGACAGAAGTTTTTTAATATCTTCAGGTCTATCAAGGGCTAAGAAGATGACTTCAAGATCAATATCGCCCCGTTTTAACCGATGAGTATACGGCGGCGGATGCCAAAGCATTTTTCCCCAGACATCTTCCGGAAACCAGTCAACCCAAGTCTTAATGGTTGTGGTTCTTAACTGCGGATAACTATTGCGAACAATAGCCCAGCGAGAATGACGTATTCCGTCAAGACTTTTTTCTTGTTGTAACGCGCGACGGAACACTTCAACTGCACAACAAACAGACTTGCCACTACCAACCGGACCTCTTAGACCACGAAAAAACTTGTTGCTCTTCATAAAATCTTTGAGCGTATCACCATCCGGCTTATAGTTAAATTTAACCAATTAGGTTCTCGTCAACAGCTTTCTTAAGCATGGGCAACATAACCTCTGGCCCTATTGCATCAATAAACTTATCGCATTCAAAGTTGGTAAGTTTGCTCGTCGGGTAGAATTTTAGATGTGTTTTTTTAACAATCTCTCTTAGCCGAATGCGATCTGTATAGCTTAAGAGACTGGAAAAACTACCAGTCTGTTCATTACTCATGTGCTGTCTTAATCAAAGCTGTCTTTGCAAGTTCTAAAAGATAGATGAGATCGCTAATGTTTATGGGATTACATGACATAACGAACTCATCTTCATTGGACCAACCGACTACAATACCGTCTTTGAGTTTGCCACGCAGATCATCAAAGATGTCATCTACGCTATATTCACCCAATTCGGTCTTTTTGTAAGCAGCTAGATCGACGATTGAACTATCGCTCATTAACTTATTTCATTTTCTTCTTCATTGCAGCCTTCATAGCCATTATTGGTTTTTTTGCTGCTGATTTCATTGGCATCTTTGGTGCGGCTTTTGCCATTGGTTTGCCCATTGCCTTTGCCATTTACTTTTTTCCTTCCGTTGCAAGTTTCTGGAATTTGTCTTTACCATATTTCTTTCGACCAATATAGGCTGCAAGAGCCTTTGGTTTCTTTACACCCTTTTTCTCTAATTCGCCAACAAGTTTTTTAAAACGATCACCGGAGCCAAGTGCGGGTTTTTTCATATCATTTCCTGTATGGTTTTACTTTAGAGGCTACCGAGGGGGGTTGTTTAGAGAATTGTTTTCCCTGTTTCATTGCGGAGCGTTTAGCTGCCGTAGTCTTGGCGTATTCGCTCGATGACAAAGATTTAATAGCTTTCTCCGGCAAATATCTTTCACCAGTTGCTTCTTTGCCCTGAGTTGATGGTTTACCAGACTTGGTTCGCCATTTCTGTTTTGTCCATTTGGCTAATGAGTTTGACGCAGACTTTGCACCACTATAACCACCGCCAGCTTTTTTATAGGCAAGAACAGCAAGTTGGGCTTTTCGAGCAGACCATTGACCAGACTTGCCACCCTTATCTCCGGACTTGATACGGGCAACAGTCCGTTTCCAAAGTGCAGGGTTAGTCTTGGTCGAAGTCGCCATTACTTCTTTTTCTTTCTGGCCTGATACTGTGCAAGTAACCGACGGCCTTTGGCGACCGCACTAGCCTTGTCACCCATATGACCCCAAGCCTCAAGAGACAGTTTTAATCTTGTCTTGTCACCATTCGGCTTCTTTAACGGGCCAGCAGCCGAACCCATGCGAACAAGAAAACTGCCCTTCCGCCTCATTTCCTCCGGCCCGCTCGGACTACCCTTGACCGGAGCCTTGAGATTTCCACCAGTCTCCTTCTTGTAAGACGCACGACCAGCAGCGTTCAACCCACCCTGTGGATCTTTACCGCCTTTGCGCTGCCAAAGAGGAGTTGCCATCAGGACTTTTCCACATTCCAGCCAGAGCCAGCAGCAATGACACAAGTCCGTCCGTCAGGTTCGACCGATGTCAAAGTCCAACTTTGAGGGCCACGGTAAAATTGAAGTGCCAACTTATTATCTACCATGATCGGAGACTGTGGCTCTTCGTAATATTCCCGAAGAAGGTTCTGGGCAATCAAAGCCCTATCAAGGCAAAAATGCGGGGAGGTAAAAATTACAGAGGCCAAAAGAATTTCATTCATGACGCGAACCTTTCAGCGGAGAAAATATTTTAATCCCAATGTTGCGGAAATGCACCGAACCTTGAAGGGGTAAAATACTTGTGATGGTCCTCTAAACACTTCACGACCGAGGATTTGAGCCCCACCCCGCCAGATACAGCCCTTCACAACCGCCCCTATCCTGAAAAATACAGCCTCACCCAAGGTCTATACTAACACTCAGTGAGCCGTCTAAACGGTGATCTATACGTTCGGCAGCCCTTAATCCAGCACGATCCAGTAAGTCTCGGCTTGCTTCAAGCTGTACATACTCAGACTTTGCGTCCGTGCTTAACCTCTCGATAGTACGCATTGCCTTCGGTAGACTCGCGCCTATGGCTAACGTTGTTCGCTTGTATATCTCTTGTACAATCAATGGGTTACGAAGCAATCTACACGCCTCAACATGGGCCGACTTTTCTGCGTAACCGGCCTCTTTTGCGGCCGCTGTGCCCTTACCACCGTTTGCTACATACGCCTCCACAAACGTGTCTTGTTTGCGCGTGAGATTAGCTATTCCATCACTAACTTTAACTACGTTCATATAACTACCATCTAAAACCCGAGGGGGATAGATAAGGGGGAGACTCATAACATTGTCAAGAGCACTTGATAAGACCACCAGCAATACGCTCCGACAACAGGCCTTCGGCCATGTCGTTCGCCTTTTCCCGCACACCCAGTCGTACCACAATATTGTCATGTGTCGGCTTGTCGCCGCCATGACTTTATTTCTGCATGGACATGAGCTCGGACCACTTTGAATTCGCCCATGCCTTCGGCGGGCTCATGTGTGGTCCTTCGCGTCATGTAATACTACCATCAACAATACGAGGGTACCACACCCGACTCCCCGTCAACCCCGCAAACGGGGTAGCCTCGTTAGTATCGGCCATTGCTTTATCTTCTACGGACGCCACAGCTTCGCGTGTGTCGTCCTAGTCGCCGCTTCGACCGACCTTACTCGCCATGCTCGCTTCGCTCCGCTTCGTTACACTCCGCTACACTGCAGCTGCGCGTGGCTCCGTCGGTCATTCGCATCGGCTTCATCCTGCACTTCGGTGACGGGGAGCGTGCGGGTGTGCACTTTGAGCGTTGTCTCGGAAGAAACGAGACGATTCAACCTTATTAAATCAGGAGAGTACAATGTCTAAGAAGCAAGCAATTAAGAAATCAGAAATCGTCAACGTCACTGTTAATACTGAGCGTGTCGAGCACGCCTCAGCGTTAGTCGAGAGCGTGATATACGGTCTCAGCAACCTGTTCAACATGAGCGTCACATACGAAGATCGCGAGGGTAAGACTACAACGGCCAACCGTATGCGATTCACTCTAGTTTCAGCGTATAACGGATTAGCATACAGCTTGTCACGTCAGGAAGAGTGGCTAAAAGGCCAGCTAGATGTGGCTCAAGACAAAGCAAAGACAGCGTTGTTTGCAGCTAACGGCACAGAGATTTCTATCCTCAATGTCCAACGTGCCGCAGATCGGCTCGACCAAATCGAAGAAGAACTTGCGGCATGCGTAATGCTAAAAGACCGCTGCATCGCGGTGCACGACGAAGTGTCAGGCAAGAAATTCGAGTATCGCGGTGCGCCCGTGACTACTAAATCACAGCGCGTCGACACAAAGAACACCGACGTGCAACGACTCGCCAAGCGAATAAACGTCTCGTTGGATAGCCTTCCAAATACGAACGGCGTTAACTAACAACAACACGGGGGGGATGACCTCCCCCCCAATTACAAACAAGGAGCGTGCCATGAAGATTATCATACCTACACTCGAAATTGCAGGTTGGGCGTTACTCATTAGCGTATTGTACACTTGGATGTACGTTCTATCCTGATACCAACAGGGCGCGAACCACCAAACGCGAGCCCGTTCGGCACCGTGCCCTGCCTGCGCGGCCTATAAGCTTTCAGTTTTCAGTTGTGCCTTCGCTGTCAACTGCACCTGCCCAGAAGGTAAAACCAAATAGTCTAGGAGAATATAATGATTCACTTCGAAAATAAATCCATGTTGTCCGGCTGCATCAACATGATAGTCATAGATATGGAGCCAGAACAATTCTATGAATGTTACGATGCTTGGCAAAACGGTAAACTAATCCAAGATGCCTTTCCTAGTTTATCAATGATGGAACGTGAGTTCCTAATGACAGGCATAACGCCAGATGAATGGGAGGACTTCGACCAGTATGAGGATCGGCAACTAGCATCCGATATGTATGGACACCACTTCTAAAAGGAGAAGCAAATGTATTTCGTAATCTCAATTGGATACAGCAATAAAATAGTTGTGCCTATGAATGAAAACACAAGCGTTTCTATAAAGCACATCTTCGGAGACAAAGTAGATTATGTATCTGAATATTATATTCAAGGAGAAGGTGTAGCGTGGCAATTTACAAATGATCGAGTAAACATTGAAATCTGGGATACAAGTAAATACAAAGAATATAAAGAACGAGGAATAAAAAACCCTAAAAAATAATGAATCCTTGAGGGTTGCACTTATGCAGTAGATCCTGTATAAGTGCAACTTGAGGAGAATAATATGCTGACTGGTTACTATGAACAGTTGCTCGTCTTGTGCCAAGGATCAGAGACAGAACTAAGGCGGGCCTGTGCAAAAAGTGGTGTACCAAGCAGCACTTTTTATAGGGCCAAGCATGGTCAAGAACTTAGATTCAGCACCGCCCAAAAGATTGCCAGCCATATTCAAAAATACCATATCGATCCCAACGAAAGTTTATGTAAACCATCCGACCCCAATGGAGGTGGAGTTTTACAAAGAAATGATAGGTCAATTAATTCAAGTTCGTAAAAGTAAAAAAATTAGTCAAGAAAATTTAAACGCTATACTTGGCATGACTGATGGGCAAATAAATAAATGGGAGTGCGGCGCACGGCTGCCGTCCTCATTCAATCTTATGTGCTGGTGCAATGCGCTTGGTCTAAGAATAAATCTGGAGTCCATCAATGACTAAGAAAGTAAGTGTCTCTACTAATGAAACAGGACGCAGACCTACGCGATCTAAGTATAACGCCAACGGTAGACATGTTGATGGGCATTGGTTTGCCAGTGATGCCGAA